TGTTTTAGCATTTCGTCTGCGATCATATAAGATGCTTCTACGACATCCTCTATCAATTTTTTTGATGGATGTAAATTATTCTGCATCATGGCTTGCATCGCTTTACAAGCTGCATAGAAGCGTTTGGACATACCTTCATCACCTATAAAAACTTCGTCATTGATTTGCCGTGGAAATGCTCTGTAATTGTTCTTTTGTGACATAATTATTTGATTTTTAGGTTCATTTTTAAAATGGTGCTTCATTATCATCCTGTTTTAGATCAAAGTCATTTTCTTCTTGTATTGTATTATCAACTAGCCAGTTACTATTATCCCATGTACTTACATCATTCCCACGTTGTTCCAGCCGTCCATTAACGTAATTGTACAACATATTACTAACTCCTTGCTTACCTAAATGCCTGAATTTTATTTTCTGCCAGTATATATTAACATTATTTGTCATTACGCTTTGTTCATCCTTTTCGCGCGAAACTGCAAACCCGTATTCAGCTTTATTATAGAAATTGGATCCGCCTGAAATATCGTATAGAGAAGGCACATATTTTTCGCGCATCGTTACAGGGTGAGCTACAAGAAAAACCAGAAGATTATTAAGTTTTGCAAATCGGTCAAGTCTATTGAGGAAACGCGAAACATATTGATCATCCCTTTCACCTTGCTTTTTTTCGTGTTCAATACGGTTATAAGGATCCACTACCAAAATATTGATACCTTTTTTCTTTACATAATATTGCGCGCTTTCAAGAATTTGTTCTAGGCTCATATCGTAATCATTCATTATATAGAAAAAGTTACGTGAAATATGATCATAAGCCTGATCGAATTCAATATCCTGTGACCATTTTCGGCTGAATTTTTTACCAATAAATTTTTCGTATAGTTTAGCATAATGATATTTCAAAGGAAAATTTTCCGGTGAATAATACGCGGCTTTCCATCCATAGTGTAAGTTCAAAAGCGTTATAATGAAATCAACTATTTCGCTTTTACCGGATCCAGGTATTCCGGTTACAATTGAAAGTCTTCCTAGTTCCCATGTTACAAACTGATCAATATTTTCGATTCCAAGCGTAACTCCCGGCTGAATACCTTCCTCAAAGAAATGAACAAGATCATTATATAATTCAGAAATTTCCACAACGCCTTCTATTGGTACATCTTTAGCTTCACTAAGTAATTTTTTGAATTCTAACCCACCATATTTTACAAAATAATCATTTCCATCCTTACATTCTTTAAAATTTACTACTTTACATTTATCCGCTCCAATCCTACGAATTAATTCATCTCTTAACTTTATACCCTCTGTATCATTATCAACTGCTATATATACCTGTTTTATCTTTTTAAGTAGCTCTGATACCTTTTCAAAATATTCCATTTCTTTTGAATTAGCTCCATTTGGAGTGCTAATTACGTTGTTGTATCCATTTTCAATCCAGGTTAGATAATCCGGTTCCCCTTCTACAATAATTATTTCGTTGTAATTTTTTAGAGCATCTTCATTAAGAAAAAGAAGTTCAGCACCTTTCACTAATCGCATTGATTTTTTGGCTCCACGGTATTTTATATTGATGAGTTTTTCATTCCTAAAATATGGAAATGCCATTACTTCTACTTCTTTGTTAAATTGAGGCATCCAAATCGTGTCAGAAAATACGCTGCATTTTTTAAGCGTATCCTGTGAGATCATTCTACTTCCCCAATATTTTACCGCTTTATCTGTGAGATCTGTTTTGTTTTCCCATTGAGGCACATAATAGTCTTTTTTCTGTGTATAAGGTTTATATTCAAAAAACGCTTCAGAACATCTATGACAATAGCCTCTGTTTTCCTGATTATTCCAAGATAAATCCTTTTGATTTTGTTTATGTTTACTATGTGTATGAGCGCAATTAGGGCATTTTAAACGCTCTTCTTTTTTGTCGCCTTTGATTGTTATATCAAATATTTGACGATTTGTAGCTTGTATTCTCATAGCGGCAAGTCAGTTCTCTCGTTAAAACTTCGTTTGCTTTCGTTTGAAATAATGTTCTCATCTTTAAACCATACAGATTGCATTTTTTGCTTCCAATTTTTCACCTTATTTCCTTTTGAATCATGCCAGTTTGCAGCTTCATAATAATTGAAAGCCTTTTCTGCTGCTTTTTCTGAGTATCCCCAATCTTTGAAATATTGTTTAACTTCCTGTAATGTAGGGTTTTGATAATTTTTTGTTTTTTCCTCTTTTTCATATTCATTACCATTACCATTACCATTACCATATCCATAATAGTTGCCTAACCCTTCCTTAAGGGTTAGGGTATCCTTATCTAAAACTTCAAAATTTATTAATTCTTTGATTGCACTTTGTTGAGCCTTTACGTTGCTGTTCGGAAAGTTTGGATATTGAAAAAAAAGAAATTTAGGGATAAAAATATAGGGTTGCCTAAGGGTTATTAAACGGTTGCCTAACTCTTTAAAAACAGTTTCTAAACTCTTAATGCCTGTCTGAAATTTGCATAATTTTTCGTTTAACTCTAATATTCCTGCATGATCACATTTGGTTATACAATATATCCAAAAAATCTTTGCATCTTTAGAGAGATCCATATACCATTCATCATCAAATAAGTTTGTATCTATAAATCGTTTAGCCATAGCTATATATCTTTATGTTTGTTATAAAAAGTTACAAATCAATACAAAAAAAATATTACTTCTCTTTCACAAAAGTAGCACTTCCGACTTTCTTTTTTTCCAATTTACCTTCTTTGATCCATTGGTGAATAGTTTTGAGAGTAACCCCATACATTTTTGCGGCCTTTTTTAGGCTATAATATTTTTTTTCCTGGAAAATTAAAGTGTCCATGTTGTTATTTTCTTTTGATGCAAAAATAAGTAATATTTTATAACTTACAAGACATTTCTCCAATTTTTTTGTAATAAATTCTAAGCTCCTTGATCCTCACCATACAAAAATCAAATTTGCATTTGTCTAAAATATTTCGTAAACTTGAAGCGTTTGAAGTTTAACAATTTAAACCATATAAAAAAGAATATGGACATATCGCAACTTAAAGAAAATCCCGATAACCCGCAGTCATATACAGATTTAGAGATTGACAACCTGATCCAGTCAATCAATGATTTTCCTAAGATGATGAAATTAAGGCCCATCGTTTATGATCCTGCAACTATGTATGTTTTGGGCGGAAATAAGCGATTAAAAGCATTGCACAAAGCAGGATACAAAGAACTGCCGGATGATTGGGTTAAGAGTGCAGACGAGTTGACAAAAGAAGAAAAACATCGGTTCATCGTTCAGGATAACATACAGCATGGCTCCTGGGATTACGAGATGCTGTCAGAGAAATGGGATAAAGAGCAGTTAAGAGAATGGGGGATGGATTTGGGAGAATGGACAGATGAGGAAATGCCAGAAGAATTAGAAGGGGATTATGATAATAGCCAAAACCCAAACGATGTGTATGGTGGCAATAGTATCCCTATGAGAATAGCCACTTTAATGGGATATATAAAAGACGAGCAAATGGCAGATGACTTGGCAAAGTTAGCTGAAAAAATTAATGAACAGGAGGGAGATGGAGAACAAGCCCAGAAAAGAAAGAATGAAATTTGTTACAATATAGGATCTGTAATACTTGACAATGAAGATAGCATTTTATTATAAAAACAAAGAACAAACAACTTACACTGATGAGTTATTGAAGCATATTGCTAAAAAAAATGGCCATCAAGTTGTTGATTATGATAATGCTGATATTATAGGTATTTCAATGACTTCACATTATGAATTACAGAAACTTAGAATGATCCGGAAGCAATACCCAGGGAAAAAAATAATTGTTGGCGGTCATGTTGGTTTTGGAACAATACAAGACATAGGCCATAGAAATTATTATGTTGACTACAAACTTGTGAAGTAACATTAAATACCCTGCCAGTCAATAACTGGCAGGTACTTTATTTATGAAATACACCGAACACATATTAAAAAAACTTGAAGAAAGCCTGCAAAACGGGGATGGGCGTGTAAGAGCCGTTAAGAAAGCGGGCATAAGTTATCCTACTTTTATGAGTTGGATGAAAAATAAAAAGATATTTGATCGTATGGTCAAAGCAGAAGGTATTGGAAATGATCAGATCAAAGATATTTGCAAGCGTAGAATCATAGAAGATAAGCACTGGCAAAGTGCGGCGTGGTGGCTGGAGAGAAATTTCCCGGATGAGTTTAGGAATAAGCATGAGCATGAGCATAAAGGTGGATTAACAATCCAACTCACAAAAAAAGAAACTGATGTATAAGGCCAATCCAGGACAAAATCGGATGCAAAGTGTTTTGACTAATGACAGTAAGACACGTGTATTCGCTTATTCCGGGGCGCGAAGCGGTAAAACATTTGAATTTGTTAAAACTATCTTTCAAAGAGCGTTAGTATCAGATAAAAGTAGGCATGTAATCATAAGAAAGCATTTCGCACAAGCAAAAAAGTTTATCTGGATGGACACAATTCCATCTGTTATTGATTTGAGATTCCCAGAATTAAAAGATCAAATAAGGTATGATAAATCAGATTATTTTGTTAAATTTCCTAATGATTCAGAAATTTGGATTGGCGGACTTGACGATAAAGAACGTGCTGATAAAATTTTAGGTGGTGAATACAATACTATATATTTCAATGAAGTATCTGAAATAAGCTACTCATCAATAAAGACTGCATTAACAAGGCTTGCAAAGAAGAATAAAAAATTTGATGGAAGAGAACTTGTTAATAAAGCATTTTTTGATGAAAACCCACCGAGCAGAAGCCATTGGAGTTATAAGCTATTTTTTGAGCACATTGACCCAGAAACACGAATAGAAATACAAAATAAAGAAAATCAATCTGTTTTACATTTAAAACCATCCGATAATGCAGAGAATCTTCCTCAACAATATCTTGATGAATTAGCTAGCATGACGGGTGCAGCCCGAAAAAGATTTTGGGAGGGTTTATTTCAGGATGAAGTACAAGGAGCTTTATGGACTGAAGATCTTATCAATAAGCTGCGTGTTAAAAACCAGCCTGAACTTAAGAGAATTGTTATATCAGTTGATCCGGCGGTTACAAGTACAGAAAAATCAGACGAGACAGGAATATTAATAATAGCAGAGGGTTTTGATGAACATTATTATTTACTTGACGATATTTCAGGTATTTATAGTCCAAATGGATGGGGCAATAAGATAGTATTAGCATTTGATAAATGGAAAGCTGATCGTATAGTGGCAGAAGTTAATCAAGGTGGTGATATGGTTTATTCTATACTTAGAAACATAAGACCAGGTATATCATATAAAGAAGTTAGGGCAACAAAAGGCAAAATGTTAAGAGCAGAACCTATCGCTTCTTTATATGAACAAGGATTAGTTCATCACGTAGGAGCTTTTACAGATTTAGAATATGAGATGACAAATTATACAGGAGACAAATCAGAAGAAAGCCCAAATAGATTAGATTCATTAGTTTGGGGTTTAACTGAATTATCAGGACAAAAAAAGAATCTATATGTACCTTTTTAAAAATAAATATAAAAAACGATACAAAGAGCTTGAAAAAGCTTTAACAGAAGGCAGGATAACAAGCTCTCAGGACGTTGCCAGGATACTGCAAAATCTGAATTACACGTTGCCACTTCGTCGTGACAGCAACATGGATAAATACGTCAAAGAAGGTTTTGAGGGTAATAGCGATGTGTTTGGTATACTCATGACTTTAGCTACTAAATCGGCTCAGATTCCAATACGTATTTACAAGGTTCAGAAAAATGGTAAGGAGATTGAACAACCAAATCATGAGTTCGCTCAGCTTCTTAGAAAGCCTAATTTTTACCAGAGTCAGATGGAATTCCGTATGGCCTGGCACCTTTTTAAATACACAACCGGTGATGCTATGGTAAGGGCTGCCAGGTATCAACGTGGTATGAGCCAGGGCAAGATTGATAGGGCCGGTATGATGCTGCTGCCCCCGCAAAATATAGAGATCATAGCAAAAGGAGATAACCCTTTGGGTATATACCGGGCTTTTATTAATGAGCAATTCGATATAGCAGGGCAGAATGTATGGCATGAGCGATTCCCGTCGCTCACTTATGAAGATGGAAGAAATTTTAGGGGCACGTCTCCGCTTAAGGTTGCCATGAATATTATCAATCTACAGAATGCAGGCCAGGAACAGGCGGCCAAACTTATGAAAGGCGGATTTCCTCCGGGGATCGTTACACTTGATGAAATGCAGAGCGGATTAACAAAAGAACAGGAATCGCAGTGGAGAGACCAATATAAAAGCAAATATCAGAAAGATATATCTATACCGATATTCACCGCCGGCAAGGTTGGGTTTACACAGATTGGGTATAGCAATCTTAAAGACCTTCAAGTTCTCGAGATGGATAAAAACGGTACCGAGAAACTCTGTAGGACGCTGTCAGTGCCAGGAATGCTTTTTGGTGTTGGTGAAACGACTTACAATAATATGCTTTTGGCAGAAAAAGCAATGTATCAGAATAGAGTATTACCGGATGTTCAGCAGTTTGTCGATGGTTTGAATTCAAGATTTCTGCCTGCTTACGGTGATAATATTGTGGCCCGCGCCGATACGTCAGGTATTGAGGCATTGCAAGCAGACCGGGAAAAGATGGCAAATGTACTTGAAAAGGCAATCCGGAATGGTATGGCATCTCCGAACGATGGAGCCGAGGCTTTAGGGTTTGAGCGTAGTGATGATCCGGGCATGGATGATCGGTATATGCAGAGCGGGCTTATACCTATATCAATGAGTTCGGGAGAAATGCCGGTTGATGAAAATAATGCAGAATACAACAGGAGGGGATTAGAAAATGGTATGTAGATTGTTTAAATATATCAGGCAGTATTTGATTGCGCTCATTGTGTTTCCTTATCTATTTGTGAAAATGTTAATACACTTAAATAAAAATAATTATGGCACAAAAAACAGAACAAACACAGAAAGAAAAAACCTACACAAAAAAAGAGGTTGAGAAATTACTTCAAAAGCAAAAAGAAGAATGCGCAAAGCAGATTGACCGTGATAATTTGAGCGCTTTGAATGCTCAAAGGAAAATTAAAAATACAAAAGATGTTCTATAATGCCAGTACGCCCCCCACATAACGATGAAACCCGTGAACAATATGTTTTCGGGTATTGCGTGCCCCTGGAAGAAGAAGCTGGATATCCGCGTAATCAGGCTATTGCTATGTGTATGCGTTATTACGATGAGGGCAAATCACAAAAGGCATATCAACCCCGCAAATGGTCAACTATAGATCGCAGGCGGGCAAAATACAGGGCAAAGTATAGGCCGGTTATGGGTCAGGCGCTGGATCAATCTATACAGCCAATTTTTGATATTATCGATCGTACTACTGATATACAGAATTTGCCCGGGCAAAACCTTTTTATTGACGACGAGCCTATAAAGAAAGCATACAAAGACCTTTATATTGATACCGGAAGTTTTTTCGCATCATTCGATCGAAGACAAGCGCAAAAAAAAGCCGGTTTATATCTCAACAAAGATGAGGACGAAGTCTTTGAAAGTGTTATAGCAGAAGAAATGGCTGCTTATGCTGAAAGATTCGCAGGGGCAAATATTGCGATTGTGGGCGATACTTCTAAACAAATCATTCAAAACTTGCTTAGAGATTTGGTTCCCGAAGTATTGGAAGAAGGTTTGGGATCAGGAGAGGCACAGACATTATTGAGAGATCGCATCGAGAGCGAGTGGCATAGATTTAAACGATTTAGAACTGAAAGGATAGTGCGAACAGAGACAACGGCAGCCTCGAACGCGGGGAGCTTGAAGGGAGTAAGATCAACTGGCATACCGCACGAGAAAATATGGACTGCTGCTTTTGATGAAAGAACCAGGGAGGCTCATGCGAATGCTAATATGCAGAGGGTGGACATGGATAAGGCGTTCACTGTTATGGGAGAGCAATTAGATGCACCTGGGGTGGCTGCTTCGGGTCATGTTGCAAGTGCAGGCAACGTTATAAATTGCAGGTGTACAGTTACTTACAGTCCTAAAAGATAAAATTTGCTATTTTGAAAAATAATGATTATACTTGCGAGGTAAGATGCAGCAATTGTAATAAATTACTTGCAAAGACGTTAGATAAAACGAAAGGAATTGAGATAAAGTGTCCCAGGTGCGGGACAGTGAATAAACGATAACATCATATAACAGAGCTTCACGAAAGCCGATAGTCCTAAATAGGATTGTCGGCTTTTTTAATCTATAGAGATATGAGAAAACGACTCACAAAAGAAGAAATTAAGAAGCTGAAAGAGAAAAAGAAAAAGCAGCTTAAAAACGAGGAAACTGTAAAGAAATAGGTATGATATACGATCCTGCGAAATTCAGCACAAACAAAGAGCTTAGAGGTTTCTTACTTGAAAACAAAAAATCTATTATAGCTCAAAAACGAGCGCAAATTAAGCACTCGGACGGTATTTCAGCGATGTATTACAATACGAAAGACGGAACGGTCAAAGCTAACGAGGCATTTGATCCTGACAGTAATGAGATCAAAGTTAAGGCTGTCATTAATACCACAAATTTTATGGATAGCCATGACGATGTGCATTTGGATGGTATTTGGGATAAAACATTGTCTCAGAATAAGAACTTGATGCACCTTCAAGAACACAAAATGCAATTCGATAAGATCATTGCAGACGGTAGCGATCTACAGGCTTATGTTAAAAATATTTCGTGGGATGAGCTTGGCTTTCAGTATTCTGGCAATACCCAGGCTTTGATATTTGATTCTACATTAAAACGGGATCGTAATAATTTTATGTTTAATCAGTATGCTAAAGGGTTTGTAAAGAACCACAGTGTCGGAATGCAGTATGTGCAGATTGAACTTGCTATAAATGATGAACGGGATGAAGAAGAATACAAGATTTGGAAAACTTACTTTGACAGAATTGCAAATAAGGAGTTGGCAGAATACAAGGGTTATTTCTTTGCAGTAAGAGAGGCGAAATTAATTGAAGGTAGCGCGGTTCCTATTGGAAGTAATACCGCTACCCCTACAATAGATAACGGTAAAAGCCAGCCGGCAGAGGCCACTGGTATAATCAAAAACGCAGGGCCGTCAGAAGACACCTTGCAGTATGAACATTTGGAAGAAATTTTAAAAACATTTAAAAATGGCTGAAAAGACACCAGAACAAATTGTTGAAGAATTCCAAACACAAATTGGAAAAGTTCAAGAACAGGTCAGCAAAAAAGTTGACGCTGATAAAATTCAATCTCAGCTAGATGAAGTTAAGTCTAAGATGGAAAGTGTAGCTGATTTAGATAGTTTCAAAAAACAACAGGATCAGGTTGAACAACTCGAAACAGAGTTGAGCCAGCTCAAAGAACGGCAAGGCCGGAAAGAAGAAAATCCGATCGAGGCTCTTGAAAAAGACCTAAAAGGTGATGAGTTCAAAAATTTTAAGCAGACATCCGGAAAAAAAGGTCTGGCTCACAATATCGAACTGAAAACCATCACTACATCGGATATTAATAGCGGTTCTATTCGCGCTCAGTATGAACCGGGCGTGGACAAACATCCATGGCAGCAAACTCCGCTTTTCGATATGATTCCGAAAGGAACAATCGGCCCCGGTCGGGATAGCGTAAGCTGGTGGGAGCGTTCTTCTACTACTGATAATTCCGAAGCTGGCATATCTGAAGGTTCCGCGCCTTCCTCTCAAAGTGATGCAAGCTGGACAAAACAGAGTCTTGACATTGTAATGATCGGTGATTATATGAAAATGTCGAGAACTGCCTTGGAAGATTGGGAACATACCCGTGATGAGGTATTGGACCTTATCAACAACCAGGTTCCTTTAAAAATTGAATCTGAATTATTGAGCGGTTCGAATCTTACCGGGCTTACCGGTCAGGCGAAATCGTTTAGCAAGCCGTCAAATTTTGATACGGTAAGCTATGCGAACTACATTGACGCTATCAGGGCCATTGCTCTTCAGATTATGAACGGCGACACTTCGGATACTAACAAGGACGGTTATATGCCGAACATGAATCTTGTTAACTCCGGTGTCCTTACTAATATGCGGGGCATGAAAGATGCTAACGGTAGTTACATTATACCTCCGCTGAGTTCTTTCGATACGAATGTAGATGGAATCAGGCATGTGCCTTCCAGTAAGTTGTCGAGTGACACTTATCTTATGGGAGACATAACCCGTGCAAAAATGTTTATAAAACGAGCAATGGAAGTGCGTTTCTATTATGAAAATGAGGATGACGCGCTAAAAGATCTCGTTACTGTTCATGCTTTTGCACGTGTGGCAGGTGTAAAGGTTGCAACGCCTCATAAATATGCATTTGTAACCGGCACATTTAGTGCTGCTACCAGTGCAATTACAGAGTCAACCGGATAATAATTAAAATGGGAGGGCTACGGCTCTCCCTTTAACTCTTTAAAAAAACATAACAATGAAAAAGATAATTTTAATACTGCTGCTAGGAATTTTGGCCTTTTCGCTGAAGGCGCAGGACAGAGAAGTAAGCAGAACAGTTATAAAAGGAGCTACTTTTTATGAGTATAATGGAGTTTCTGAAGATACAATTGGAACTGGAAATACTCAATTAGCTTGGGATATTAAGTGGAATCTCAATGCGCCGCTTCTGTATAATATTGAAGTTAAATTCGATCCTGATGATGCAATAGATGGGACTTATCAGAAAGATGTTGTTTTACAGGGTAAAGTACATGAAAATGATTCTTGGTCTGATATTGAAGAAAAGGCAGATGAAGATTTTACGGCTACATCTGTAACGCTTGATTATAATCAGGATTTATCTGCAATTATTGATACAACTGCAACAACGGCTGCTCCATTTTATCGGTATTTCAGGATACTGATACGTGATGGTAGTACTGTTTCTGGACTTGAAGCAGGAGAAACTACTTCACTTGATTATATACATTGGAAAGTTTATGAGCGATGAAAAAAGTGAAAGTAGAACGCAAATCAGATAAGAAGATAATCGAAGTTTGGGATTATGAGGTGAACACAACGCTTAAGGGTTTGGTTCAGAAACCAGCTGAGAAAAAGCGATCATCTTATAATTCTCAAAGCAATCAGAAAAAGGCTAAGTAATGGAGATTAAAGTCAAAACAGCGGCAAGCGTAGAGCCTGTAAGCTCCGATCAGATTCAGCAGTATATCAAGTTTGCATATAGCAGTGATACGGATGAAGTTAGTCTGTTAGATGAACTAACTGCTGCTGTACGCACACATCTTGAAATGCGAACCGGCCTTGTTTTGACTGAAAAAACTCTCGAAATTCTGTTTTCTCAATTTGATGGTGAAGATTTTCATCATTCTGCTGTGACTATGAATCCGGGGGCTTTAGGTTTTAGGCTCCCGGTTTCTCCCGTTTATCAAATCACAAAGGTTGAAACGATTGATCTGGATGATACGACCGAGGAGTTAACAAAAAATACAGACTATTATCAGAAAGGCAGTTATCGGCCTGTTATATTGTATCCTCTCGCAATTGATCAGGAATTGAGAGTCACTTGTACTGTTGGATACGGCAATAATACAGAAACTTGTCCGGCTGATATTAAGGAAGCTATCAAAAAACAGGTTGGTCGGTGGTATTGGAACCGGGATGATTATATTGAAGGCAAGTTCATTGATGAGGTAAGCAATATTGTAAATCAATACGCCCTGGTATGAGATTTAGTAAGATGGATAAAAAGATAACCGTAAAGCGAAGGAACACGACCGAAACCGAGAGCGGTGGAATAAAACAGGTTGGTGATCCTGTAACGGTATTTTCTGATTGGGCTAGGGTGCAGCCTGTAGGCGGTGACAAAAGGCTCAATTATACCCAGATGGGTTATAATGATCCGAAAGAAATTTACACGTCTAACCGACCTGAAGAGGTGAAGTCTACTGATTTTGTTGAATTTGATGGAGAGGATTACGAAATCATCTCGGTATTTGTGACTGAGGACGAAAAATTTATTGTGATGGAGGTTTCTAAATGATACGGTTTGAGCTAAAAAACGAAAAGGAGTTTGAAAGAAAATTGGATCGGCTTAAAATAAGACACGGGAAAAGGCTCAATGATATTGTTCATGATAGCACAACAAAGATGCATCGGTACGCTGTTCACAAGGCTCCTGTTGATGATGGTAAGCTCAGGCAAGGTATAACAATGGATTTTCAGAGAGGCGGCAGGCCGCAAGGAAGTGTTATTAGTAATGCGAAATACTCCGCTGCTGTAGAGGAAGGAACGAAGCCTCATACAATACGTGTGAGATATAAGAAAGTGCTTGCAGGGCCGAAACGTAAAGCCCCATCCGGTTGGAATAATTTCTCACGAGATTGGGCTATATACGGAAAAAAAGTTAAGCATCCCGGCACTGATCCGCAGCCTTTTGTTAAGCCGGCTTTTGATGTAGGGAGAAAATACATGATACGTCAAATTAAAAAAATGTTCAAATGAAAGACTACAAACGACACCTATTTACGAACGTCTATTCGCTTGTTAAGGGCATCACTGTTGACGGGACTGCTATTAGTGTGGGCACGAAGATTGATCAGAATAAGAAAATTTTCGCGCGCTACTACATAAGCAATGATGAGGATATTGGCAGTATGGATGGTGAAGTCAGGCAAATAGAGATTAGTTTTGATTGTGTCGTTAGGCAGCCGAAGCATTTAGGAGATGATAGCAAAGTAGATGACTTGGTGGATCAAATAAAAGACCGGACGCTACACAAAAACAGTTACTCACTTGACGGATGGAATGTTGTAGGAGTTTTTGACAATGGGATACAGACAGATGAAGATGAAACAGAATCAGAGTTTTATAATTTAGTAATATTTAAACTTGGAATAATAATTGAAAAGCTATGAAAAAAAGGTTAATAATACTAATCGCGATTGTCGTGGGTTATATCTTTGTATATGCCACGCCAGTCGGATACACGAGATTGGTAAGCGAATTAACCGTACAGGAATCGCTTGTAACCGGGGCTATTGATCAGGTGGTAAAACATAACACTCTCAATGAGGTTGTGAATTTTTCGCCATCATCTGATACAGTGAACAGCGATGTTGATACAGTTTATTCGGCGCAATTATCGAGCGGGTCAACTATTGATCTGACTTCGCTTACAAATACTTTGGGTAACTCAATGGATTTGACAGGTCAAAGAATTATGGCAGTTAAGTTTAAAAATTTGAGTGAGACCGGAAGCGATGCGATCAATATAACTCAAGGGGCATCTAATCCTTATCCGTTGTTTGGTTCTACGTTCTCATTAGATTTAAAGCCACGACAAAGTATCCTTTATAAGTGCGATACTATGCTCACTGATGTGGGGGCATCCGATTTAGGGATTGACTACACCTTGAATGGCGATACTTTAGGAGTATTGCTTATTTCAGCACGATTGTATTAAAAACGTTAAAAATTAGAATATTATGGCAACGAATTTAGGCGATAAAGTAGCGGTTAAAGTAGACATAGACAGCAATGAATACATCTTAGTTGGTCTGCGCTCTGCGAACCGCACTTCAGAAGTAGAAGAACAGGACATTACAACTCGTGATAGTTCTGGAAAACATAATGAAAAAATGCCGGGCTACGTAGATGAATCAATTGAAGTCGAGGGTCTGAGAGTAGAAAATCCTTCCTTAGACCGACATACAGTTGAAAAGATTCACGAAGCGCTATTGGCAAGGACTACATTCACCTGTATCTATGGTGGTACTGAAAACGGTGAAACGATCTGGACGTATTCAAATGCTTTCTTCGTATCTCTTGAAGAAACAAATGAATATAATACACCTCGTACATGGTCAGGAACTATTGCCCTCAGTGGTGAACCGAGTAAAAGCACAGTAGCGTAATGAGCGATCATATTGTATATGAAAAAATGAAATTTAGAGCCAAGGGGCTGAAAAGGCTTTTTGGCTCTTTTAAAAAAAAGAAAGTTGGTTTTACATTCAACATGCAAGCCTGGCTTATAGCGTGGTCATATTGGAACGTACAGCCTGATGAATTCGATGAATTCGATCAGGAAAAGTGGTCAACATCACTGATGTATGGTGGGGCTATTGAACATGCTATTGTCAATCAATTTAAGATTTTCTATACTTATAACGACATCAAAGAGGCAGCAGAGCGGCTCACGTATAAACAAGGCAAACGTATTGGTACGGCTATAGCAAACAGCCAAACGCCAAAATGGTATAGAAAATTGGCAGAAAGCGAAGCAAAAAAAAAGGCCGTTACAAAATAAAAGTTAAAGACATATACGATAGCGGCCTTATTGAATGCGGTCTTAGTGAACAGGAGTTTCTGCATAATCCGCCAAAGTATTTGTTACTTCGTCAAATGCAGCATCATAGGAAAATAGAAAGAGAGTGGGAGCAGACACGGATTATTGTCAGTGCCTTGACAGGCAAGAAACCTTCAAATCTCATTCGTCTTGACCTGGACAACATGAGTAAACCGGAGGTGGATCTTTCACAGGATGAAATAGACAAAACATTGAAAGCCTGGGGGCTTAAAAATTAGATTATTATGGCTGATACGGTAGGAAAAATAAAAGCAGTGCTTGGTTTAAGCACACGAAAATTTACACAGGGGCTTAAAACTGCTCAGAAAAAGACCCGTATCTTCGGTAAAACAGCTAAACGGGTTGGCTCTATTGTAGCCGGAGCGCTTTCTTTTGGGGCTGTCATACAGGGCACGCGCAAAACAATTAAGACTTTTGCAGATTTTTCTTATGAAATGTCACGCCTCGAAGCTATATCTGGGGCAACAAGTGATCAGTTAAAAACATTACGTCAACAGGCCAAAACCCTTGGTGGAACTACACAAAGAACAGCCTCGCAGGTTGCAGGATTACAGGTAGAACTTTCAAAGAAAGGATTTTCACCTGACCAGATCAATGCAGCCACAGAAGGGATTGTTAAGTTGAGTATAGCGGCAGGTGAGGACCTTCCGCAGAGTGCTGAAATCGCTGCTGGTGTGATGAATGCGTTTGGTATGGAAGCAAAAGAAATGAGCCGCATTGCTGATGTAATGGCGAAATCATTTTCAGAATCAGCCCTCGATCTTCATAAATTCCAGCTCGGTATGTCAAAAGTCGCACCTGTTGCCCGTCAGGCTGGAATGAATATTGAACAGACAAGTGCCATATTAGGTACATTAGTAGATTCGAATGTAAAAGCCTCAACTGCTTCAGCTCAACTTCGCAATATTCTTATAACAGTCAATAAAGAAGGATTATCACTTAAACAAGCGCTCGATCAGATAAAGAATTCTACTGACAAAATGGGAACGGCTACCGAAATGTTTGGTAAGCGTGCTTCCCCTATTGCTTCAATATTGGCAGAAAATCAAAATAAAACAAAGCAACTCACAAAGTCCTTCAACAATGCAGAGGGTGCAGCACAAGGAATGGCCGACACGATGCAGGATAACCTTAAAGGTGACCTTATCGCTGCTGGCAGTGCCTTGGAAGCTCTTATGATCGAGGCCGGGCAAAGTGAAAATTCAGGATTAAGAGGTATTGTGAAAAATATTACCGAGAAAATCCGTGATATGACGGATAATATTGGTGATACTATTGACACTATTAAAACCTGGGCTAAAATCATAGGACGAACTGTTGCAGGTTTTGCTGCTCTTAAACTTGCGATCGGTGCTTATCTTACAATTGCAAAGGCCGCTCGTATAGCAACTAAAGCCTGGGTGGTAGTCCAAAAAGGGCTAAACATTGCCATGAAAGCCAATCCGATTGGCATTATTGTAACTGCTGCTACTACTTTAGCAGGCGTAATATATACGCTTTGGCAAAGATCAATGAAGTTCAGGGCTGTATTAAAAACTATTGCCGGTAAAGTTGGGGGATTTTTCAAAAAAGTAGCTAATGCTGCGAAAGCACTATTTCAAGAAGGCCCCCGTGCAGCCGCTAAAGCCTGGAAAGAAGTTGAATCGCCTGACTATAAAGAAATATTACAAAAGGAAAGGGCAAAAAAACTAGCAAAAGAGGCAGGTCATGAAAGTGCAAAAAAGTGGAAAGATGCTATTGATAAAGGGTTAAAAGATAATAAAGATATAGAAGAAACTGCAAAAAAGGTAGGACAAGAAGTCGGCAAATCTTATGCAGACGGGGTGAAAGAGGCAGTTAAAAAGCCTGGTGCAATATCGACAAAAGATATGTTAGGCCCTATATTGTCAGCAGATGAAGCTAAAAAAAAGACAGGAACAGACATTTCAATGGGAGGTTTAATACCTGATGACGCTGGTATGAACATTCAAAAAACAAAGGATAATCTAAAAGATTATTCTAATATGATAATAAAAGCACAAAATGATACGAGCATATTAGGTAGTGTAGCAAAGAAAGCTTTTCAGGGTATGAGTAATTCGCTTCAACGATCATTAGAAAATGGAAAAAATATTCTTGATAGCTTCGGCAAATTTTTTATTGATATGCTGAAAAGTCTCATTATTAAATTAACTGCTGCTGCTATTGCTGCTTTTGCACTTTCATTAATATTAGGCGGCACAGGAATAGGTAAAGCAATTGGTGTTGGAAAAGCATTTGGAAGTGGGGGGTTTATGCAGGCTTTTGGTGCTTTGAGTGGATTTGGAATGGCTGAAGGTGGTGTAGTCCCATCCGGCTTTCCAGACGATACTTTCCCAGCACGCTTAACAAGTGGCGAAGTTGTCTTAAATCAAAAACAATTAAAAAATATTGGTTCAAGAAAGCTTGTAGTTACAGGTCATTCTATTGACATGAATGAATTATATATAGGCATTAAAGAACAAGAAAGAGTTAGCAATAATACAATATAATGGTTTATAGTAAAAAATATCATACAAGCTATTATAATATTGACGATTCTATTCGTTATGGTATTGAAATATATAAGAAAGATTATACAGGGGATTCTTATGTAATAAATGCTATGAGTAAGTCGCCTGTTCAAGACAGAATTCGTGGAGATATAGAAGATATAGATAAAATTATAATAGGTAGAGAGCTTTCATTTTCTTTCGTGATTGAGGATGATACATATGATGATTTAATAAATTCGCAATATAAAGATTTCTATATATTATATAAAAATATAACATCCTCTAAGGAATTGTTTAGAGGATGGATTAAACCGGAAAATATAAGCAGACAATTTTTTAACAGAATACAAATTTTTACACTAACGGCAGTAGATGGCCTAATAGATCTTAAAGAAAACCCTTTCAAATTAGACAACGGAAATCCCATTTCTGGA